ATCTACTAATGTGATGATACTGGACTCCAACATTATCACCAGATTTTTTACCAATTAATGGGTCTATTCTTGAATCTTTAAAGTTTTGTATTCTTTTTACTGCTTTAGGAAGAACCGACCCCTGTGCCAAATTAGCATGATACAAAATATCTAAATCAGAAAACAGTATGTTATCAAGTTCTGCTATTTCTCTATTGGCATGTATGTAGTCAATTAATATTCTTTCCCTGTTACTAGAATCAAACCCTCTATTCATCCACCTGACCATTTTTTCAGGTATCCAAGGAAACATACCGGATACAGATTTTTCAAATTTTGTCTGACTATTGTCATAGTTCTCCATCCTGTTTCCAGTTTTCTTACCAGATGCCTGTACTGCTTCTTTTACAGCAACATCATGAACGATTTCTTCTGCCTGTTTCTTGCCAGTAGAATCAGTTTGTGCAATATGTTCGTCCCTTGCTTCCCGTGAAAATTCATCTGGAGCAGGGTACTTAGATTCTTCCAGTGCATTTATTTCAACATCATTAAGAGGTTTGTTAACTGGAAACAAACTTTCATCTTCCACTACCCGTGACGGAAGTGCAGTTCTATCCTGTAAAGGTTTAGGTTGAGTAGGAGTATCAAATATTCCCTGTGATGCTTGGTCTAAGTAATCGTCAACTTCCTCTGCTGATATATCTAGCTTTCTTGCAAGTATATTTCTTAACTTACCGTAGTAAGAACTAAAGCCCCTTGTAGTATGTTTGCCCTGTCGCCTCAGTTCAATTAAGTCATTAACTGCATCTACAGATTCATCAAAAGATTCTTGGAACCCTTTCTTTACGCCACCTTCAGGTACATATTTACCTGCGGTCATGCGTATTTGTTGCTCTAAACCTCTTGGAAGTCTGGTAGTTCTAAGATTCCATTCGGCTTTTTGTACCGATGAAGCCTCATCCCATAATCTACTTGTAGTCCGTCCTACCTCTTGAGTCCATCGTGGTGTTGGAATCCTTTCTCCTCTTGGAAGTATAGGGTTCCCTGTCCACAATGGAGTTGTAGTTCTAGGTACTCCAGCACTAGTTGGAGTAGAGGTTCTTACTACAGCTTCAACTGGTATATCACCTGCATGAATAAACCCAGAAGCCTCTCCTGTCACATTGGAAAGATTTAACCTAGAAGCGTCTATAATAAAAGGGTCGTTAGGATTAGCAGGAGATTGCAACCAAACTACATCTTGGTCAGAACCTGCTTTAAACTTTCCACTTATTGCTTCTGCCTCACCAGCCCCTCCACTTATTCTGTATGCTTTTAATCCACCTGTTGCAGTTGGTTTCAATGTCCCCGGAGGTCTGTGGCTCATAAATCTAGGAATTCTTAACCCTGCTTCTATTTGTACCATTCCAGAAACTGATTCGGTTTCTGGAAATCTTAATAAACTTTCTCTGATTTCTTGAGGTTCTAGTGATTCTTGAAAATCAATATCATCCTGTCTTTCTACTCTGGGCTGAGGAGTAGCTTCACGTATAGGAGGTGGCTCAGGGACTTGTCTTGCTGTTCCTCTTGCTACTGCTCCTCCTACACTACTCGGTGCCTGAGGTACATCATGGATAACTCCGTCTATTTCTATCTTAGTTGTTGACCCTGCAGGTAATGTACGTGATAGGTTTTCTATAGTTTCATCAACTGAACCAGTAGTCTGTCTTGGTACCTGAGGTACTTCAGCTGAAGTAGCTGGCTGGTCCCAATATCTATTTCTGGTTGGTCCTACCTCTTGAGTCCATCTTTGTGATGGACCTTCTGGTACGGGTTCTCCTCTCCATAGTGGACTTTTGGTAGTTGGTATTTTTGGAGGAACTGGAATATTCCTTACAGCTGGTATCTCCGTAGCACCAGTAGGTAATCCTTTAGAGAATATCCTTGATGCTTTTGCAGCTTTCCCTACCAATCCAACACCAATATAGTTAAGGGGGTCCAGTCCAAATTCTATAATAAGTCTTGTAAGACCGCTTATTCCTGCTTGATTGTATGCAGCCTGTCCAGCTTCTATACTTCCGTAGCCCTGTGCTTCTAACTGTCTTGCTATAGCTGCAGCTTCTTCATCAAACAGTGGGTTTGGCATACCATATCTGGCTAGAAGTCCTTCCTGTGTAGTAACCCGACCACCTATTGGTTGCATTACTGCTTCATCCCAAACATCAAATAAACGCATTAAGTCTGGTTCGGTATAACCCATAAACTGAGACAGCTGATTCATAAGTCTGTCTTTAGCTAACCAGTCACCTTTTTTTGGTGTTATGAATTTACCAAAAGATTTCAATGCGTCATTATCACTATCTTCCCAGAGGTACTCTGGTTTATAGGCATCTGACGAAGGGTCTAGTTCAGGATTATATGCTTCTTTGGCTCTTTGCTCTGCTGCTTCTGCATAACCTTGAAACGGTACCCACTCACTCATCGGACCAGTGTATCCCTTAGGAGTGAGGTCATCTCTTAAAGCCTCAACTGAAATATTAGCAGCTGTTTTAGCCAGATTACCTAAACCACTAAATACTCTACCTGCTCTGTCTCCCCAGTCAACGGGTTCAGGTGGGGTAATAGACATAGTTTCCCCAGTTTTGGGAGAAACAATATCTATCGGAGGAGGTGTGGGAGTCATAGGAGCAGTCCATTCCTCACGGAAATCACGCCACGGGCTACCACTACCACCTAGAAATTTTTCATAGGGATTTATCCAGCTTCTATCACCACTAACATCTACCGAACCCGGTGCATTGCGGTCATACGTAGGAGGACCAAGTGGAGTAGAGGGCAGCTTCTTTAACTCTCCATCTACCATTATTCCCTTTTCTCTTAAACTGGGAATTAGGGTATTAAATATTTCATCTAGTCGAGCAGTAGCCTCAGGTGAACGTGTTTCACCCGATTTATCTACGTCAGCCCTGTAGTCAGCATAAGTTCTGCGATTCATTAAAAGTAAATATGCCTTGTTGCTGGAGCAAACTTACGAGTTGAAGTTCCTTTTTGTTGAGGAGTTAACGCCCCGTATCTTTCTGTGAAAGGAACCCCCTGTAAATACTCGGAAAAAGATTGCATACTTTGCGATTCAGGAGTACCACCAGCTGCCAATTGACCTATACCCTGACCCTGTTGTCCAAGATACTCGTTATATATATTGGAGTACTGATTAGACCAGTAATCTTTCTGTCTTTGCTCAGGTCTGGTTATATTCCCAAATCCTTGACCAGCAAAGGGATTTGCAGCCTGATAAGCCATCTGGGGATTATCAGCAAGTAAGTCAGTATAGAAGTTTTCAAAAGGATTTTTTGCCATGATGACTCCTATTGCATTACCCAAGAATTACCGTTGCCATTATTAGGAAATCCTGTTGTTTCAAGATTATAGCTAGGAGGAGATGTCATAGATGGAGGAGTTGGCACAACAGGACCAGCCATTGCTTGCCCTGCCATTGGGTTCCCGTATTGTCCTGATACCCAATCAGCAAACTGTCTTGCAGCACCTAACCCTGATTGAGTTGGGTCTGCCATTGCCATTGTCCGATATCTATTTTCAAGAGACTGTCTTAATCCTCGATTCCATGAAGATGGTCCACCAGCAGAAGCTACTGCAGCATTAATTAAATTAGTTTGTACGTCATCTCCACCAATTTTATTAGGGTCAAAGTATCGACCATACATCTTTCCTCGTTGAGAAAGAAGGTCTACATCTGGTGACCTTCCTGAAAGTTGATTCGCAATGTTGGTAAAACTTTCCTGTAGTCCCCCTTGTCCAGTAGCTGTTCTAGTAGGGTCAGCCAAGAATTCAGCAAATGTTCCTGTACCTGAAACTTCAGGAGCGAGCATATATCTTCCGTATGTGGGGTCGTATCCTCTTTTAAGAGTCTGTTGATAATCTCTCATAGTAGATACACGGGGGTCGTAAGGAGTTCCAGCTGCTCTCATAGCACTGTAAACTCCCCAAGGGTCCTCTCTATTTGCCAGTGACGCTGATACTCCAAACTGTGGTGGTCCCATTTCAGGAATTTCCCACCCAATAGGCATATTTGTTCCTTCTGGCAGTATAGGAACACTTCCTCCTGTTTCAGGTATGGTTGCCCCTGCGTTAGGTCCCAATGATGTACGGGATAAACCTACTTGATTTCCCTGAGCTGCTAAAGCAGCCATTTGTTGTGGGGATAGCGTATCTGCAGGAGGTGGTATTACAGCTGGTGGTTCGGGAACAACAGTAGGTGTTGTCGGAACTGTAGCAGATGGCGGTGGAGTTATAACCTGTTCTTGAATTTTAGGTTTATTTGCACCGTAATCAGGAAGTTCTTCTAATATTTGTCCCTGTGTTCGTTTATCAAACTGAGACATCCAGCCTTCCATTCCCTTCTTTACAGCAGCTTGGTCTTCTGGCGAAAGACCTGCCATAACGTCACCAGTTAAACCCTGACCTCCAGTTGTAGGTGGAGCAGTAGCTACATCTGGAAGATAATCAGCTTCTGTTATGGGTTGAGGTTCGGGAGCAACAGGAGCAACTGGTGTGGGAACTACAGATTCTGGAACTGCAGTTATAGGACCAGAAGCCGGGTCTGTTTCAAAATCTCCCCTTCTTCTAAGAGTCATAGGAGCATTAGCTGGAATTCCAGCTGCCGAGGCATTTGGGTCACTCTCACCCATTTCAAACACAGGATGACCGGGTGGCATTTCCTGTGCTGGTAAATATGCTGGACTACCGCCTGATGGATTTCTTCCCCATTTAGCCATATCTTATCCTCCCGGTGCTGATGGTATTAAACCTAAATCTGCTAATCTAGACGCTGATGACTGTGCCCCCGGTCTTGGAGTACCTGCTGGTACTGAAGGACCAACTGGAGCAGTCGGAGCTACTGGTGGTATGCCAAGACCTGCATTGGGCATTACCTGTGGAGGTAACCCCGGAGGTCCCTGTGGTCCCAACTGTGATGGAGGTGGCATCATCGGCATCGCCTGTGGTGGCATTCCCTGTGGTGGAGGTGGTTGAGGTTGCTGCATACCCTTCTCTAGCAGGATTCTTCTTATCTCCTGTTCGTAAAATATGGCAACGTCTTCTCTTCCTTCCTGCACCGAACTCTTATACATAGTCCACAGTGCTGCTTCTGGCAGCATTCTTTCTGCCATCTGAGTATTAATAGAGTCATCCATCTGGTCTGCAGATTGCATTCCCAGTATTTCATCACGGATAAACCTGTCTGGCAATAGGGGTGTCTGTCCTTCTCTTGCTATCTGAGCCATACTCATTCGTGACATGTCATCCTGAGGCAGCTGACCTATAAGCCTTACATCTGAATCTCCTGCGTTACGTATAGTTTCAGGAGAAATCTCCTCAGAAAAGTACATCCTGTTCTTATCCTGACCGCTGACCTCGATAGATTTAAAGGCTCCAGTAATGTACTGGTCTGAAATCATCTTAAATATACACATATATGCACGTTCAAGTGATGTCAGCCGTGGAACAAGAACAGTTTCAACACCCTGCCTTAGGGTATTTATTGCAAAACCTGATAATTGAAATTCCAATTGCCCATAAACAGAGTGTGGAAGACCGCCTCTCTGCATCTCACCCGACACCATACTCATAAAGGCACCTGATTCTCTAGCCATCTCAAGTAATCCGAGGGGTTCTATGTCCTCTCCCTGACCGAGTGCTATCTCAGAGCCTTCTTTATACGGGTCTTCTTCAAGGGTTTTAGTTCCGTCACGGGACTTTACCTTGATTCCCTGTCGGCGTGAACGTGCTGTAAGTTCCAGCATGACGCTCATCATGAAGTTATGCTTTTCAAATAAGTCACGGGAGGATTTAAAGACTGATTCTCCAAAATCTTCTACCGTATCCTGATTACCTGTATCGGTAATTGTCTGGACAAACGGCTGAGAACCTACGGGACCAATAAATACAGGAACTTTTGTTCCGCCGTGCTTAGTTCTTTTTTTAAGAACCGTATCGTCAGTACAGACTATATTGTCTTCTCTGTCGTAG